TCGCCGCTTGGTGCTGGATTACGAGGGGGGATCTGATGACCCGCAAAACACAAAAAGTGCTCGGCCCAAATGGACGTCCTGTTGAGCGCACATCGCTCACAGAGGAAATCGCCGCCCCAACTTTTGGCAGCGTGCGCTCCCCCGTGTCCGGCTACCCTGCCGATGGACTGAACCCGCTGCGCCTGGCACAGATCCTCAGATCGGCAGACCACGGCGACCCGGTGCGATACCTGGAACTGGCTGAGGCCATTGAAGAGCGCGACCCGCATTACCTCGGCGTATTGGGCACCCGCAAACGCTCCGTCAGCCAGCTAGACATCACAGTGGAGGACGGCGACGACAGCCCCATTGGCAAGGAAATGGCCGAGCGGGTCCGCAAGTGGTTGAAGCGGGGCGAATTGACCGGCGAGCTGTTCCATATCCTGGACGCCGTGGGCAAAGGTTATTCCTTCACAGAAATCATTTGGGAAAACTCCGAAGGGCAATGGCAGCCCCAGGAGCTCAAATATCGCGACCCCCGTTGGTTCAGGTTTGAGCGCCATAACTTGGAAACCCCTCTTATGCTGAACGATATCGGCCAAGAGGTTCCCCTGCCCCCTTTCAAGTTCATTCACGCCCGCATGCAGGCCAAGTCTGGTCTGGCCCTGCGATCCGGTATTGCGCGGGTGGCGGCCTGGACTTGGATGTTCAAAGCCTTCACCCAGCGGGATTGGTCTATCTTCAGTCAAACTTACGGCCAGCCGTTACGGATCGGCAAATATGGCCCCGGAACGTCTGAGGAAGACCGCAACAAGCTGTTCCGGGCGGTGGCGAACATCGCTGGTGACTGCGCCGCCATCATCCCCGAAAGCATGATGATTGAATTTGTCACGGCGCAAAACATGGGCTCCTCAACAGAGCACTACGAGAAACGCTGTGACTGGCTGGATCGGCAAACCTCCAAGCTGGTGCTGGGCCAGACTGCGACCACCGATGCCGTCACCGGCGGCTTGGGATCGGGTAAAGAGCACCGAGAGGTACAGGAGGATATCGAGACCGCAGACGCTCAGGATCTTGGGGCTATCCTAAACCGCGATCTTATCCTTCCTTGGATGCAATTCGAATTTGGTCCGCAAAAGGTCTATCCGCGCCTGGTGATTGCCCGCCCAAAGGCTGAAGACCTGAAAGCCTGGACAAGTGCTGCGGTGCCCTGGGTGAAGATCGGCCTTGAAGTCGATCAGGAAGAGGTGCGCGAAAAACTCGGCCTGAGCGCGCCCAAGCCTGGAGCCGCTATTTTGGGTAAAACCGCATCCACGCCGCCAAATCCGCGAGTTGCAGGGGGCAAAGGCAACGGGAATAGCCCTGAGACTGAATTTGAATACCGTTTGAAGGGTCACAACGGAAAAAAACAAGGGGATGCCGCTCTCCAGTCTCAAGAGCCCTCAGCGGGCCGTTTTGACGACATCCAGCCTGCAGTGCTGTTGGGAGATCAACTGGGACAATTGGCGACCCCGGTGATGACCGACATGATCTCAAATGTTGAGGCCATGATGGCAGCATCAGGATCACTGGACGAATTCCGCGAACATCTGCTGGGCGGCTTTCCCAATCTGCCCTCCGATGATCTGGCGGAAATCATGGGCGAGGCCATTGCCGCCTCCATGGCTGGTGGTCGCGCCATGATCGAAGACGCCGCAGATGGCTGAACCATTTGAAGCCATTTTCCGCAAGTCCTTCGCTGAACAGGTCACGGCGTTTCGGCTTCGGCTCGGTAGTCTGGTGCCCAGCTCGGCCTGGGATGACCTGTTAGGGAATGCCCATGATCGGGGCTTTATGGTTGCCGGGGCTGTTAAGGCGGATCTGCTGGCTGACCTGGCAGCGGCAATAGACAAGTCCATCACCGAGGGCACTGGCTTTGAGGCCTTCAAACGCGATTTTCGAAGCATTGTAGCCAAGCGCGGCTGGACCGGTTGGACAGGTGAGGACACCGAGGTCGGTCAGGGCTGGCGCATGCGGACCATTTATCACACCAATATGCGCACTTCATATATGGGTGGTCGTCTCGCTCAGTTGCGCAAAGGCAATTTTGCGTTTTGGATCTACCGCCATGGTGGGTCGAACGAGCCGCGCCTGCAGCACCTGGCCTGGGATGGGCTGATCCTGCCATCGGATCATCCGTTTTGGCAGATCGCTTTCCCGCCTAATGGGTTTGGCTGCAATTGCCGGGTCTTTGGGGCTCGGTCCATGGCTGGAGCCAAGCGGCGCGGCGGTGATCCCGCCAAGACGTTGCAGGATGGCTGGGACCAGGTGAACCCGAATACAAGTCGGTTGGACGGAATCGGCGACGGCTGGGACCATGCCCCTGGCGGCTCTGTTTCCGACCTGGTGCAGTCCATGGCCGGCAAGGCCGTCAACTGGCCCTACTCGATTTCTCGTGCCTTTATGGATGATCTGCCCGCCTCGGCGCAGGATGCCCATTCCACCGCCTATCGTAATCTGGTCTCGCTGCAGGACGATGTGCGCCGCTACGCAGGGGCAGTTGCTGACGGGCGCACCGTCGCGCCGATCCGCACAATGGGCCGGTTAAGCCAGGCACACCGCAGCCGCATTGCCCAAGTGTCGGGACAGGATCTGGACAACTACCACTTCACTTTGGACGACTCCGCCGTGCGCCATGTTCTGGCGTCACACGGCAACGCCTCAGAAGCCTTGCGGGGGCAATTCGAGATCAACCAGGAGAACCTTGCGCTGTTGCCCCGCATTCTGGATCAACCCGATAGCGTTGAGGCAGACGGTACATCACGCGCCGGTCATCCAATAGTCCGGTTCACCAGGCGGTTCGGTGCGCAGTTCTACACGGTGTCTCTGGAGATCCGGGGAAAGAAACGCAGTATGCTGACGGTGCAGGACATGTGGGGAGAACCGAGTTTATTGGATCCTTAACTTGACGTTTAAACCATCGCGATCACATTCCTGCTACGCATTAAACACAAAAGCGAGGACAAATAGATGTCGCATTTTTCTGATACTGATCTAATCAAGCTTGTCGAACAAACTCAGGAATTTTTACGCGAGGCGCTGCCCAATAAAGACAAGTGGGCAGACCATTACGTCTATGATGATTTCATTCCGGGTGTTGGACCCGTAATTGTCCAGCCAGGATTGAACATACAAAAAGTGGTAGGCGGACCGGAACTGCCTTTTATTCCAAGTCGGTCCATTAAGTTTGACCGAAACGACGCGGTAGAAACTGTCGCCGAACTACTTGAATACAGTTCAAAATCTCTGGTCGTCTACTACCAACCGTATAATTCGGCTCCTGGAAATGGGGGAGGTAGCTCAAAGTTGCCCCCTTCAGGCATGCCTATTAAGTGGGCACGAGAATTTGTAATCCGCTTTCTTGCTGAACTTCGCAAACAAATTTGTTCAAGCAAAAAGAATCTTGAAAAAAGGGGCGGTGCGACCGAGGTTACTCCGCAAGCTCTTGCCTCGGCTCTTGCAGCTTGGTTTGCCAAAGTCGCAGAGGTGCCCGGCCCGCTAGCTATTGGATTGGGTACTCTTGTCATTTTAGTTGTTTCCCAATGCGGGACCGATGCGTTTTGTTCAATGACTGATGGGGAACTAGAGGACTTGGTGCGCAACCCGCCAAGGAAATAGCCGGATACAAGAACAAAGGTAAAAATGGCAACCATCGTTTACAATACAGACACCCTGGACCCGGCCCTGGCTGCGGTGGCTGCCGCCGTTGAGGACATGTCGCTGGTGATGGCCGACATTGGCGAATTACTGGTGGCCTCAGCCCAGGACCGCATGCGCGACGGCGAACAGCCCGACGGCTCCCCCTTTGCCCCGCGCTCTCAAACCACACTGGATCGCTACGCCAAACTGGGCCTGACCTTTGGTGCGCCACTGAATCAATCAGGCGACATGCGCAACACGCTATTTTATGATGCAGGCCATGACAGCGTCGAATATGGTTCAAACGCCATTCAAGCCGCCGTGATGCAGTTTGGTGCGGCCAAAGGCGCTTTTGGCAAGGGGGCGAATGGGGCTTCACTTCCCTGGGGCACCATTCCTGCCCGCCCCTTCATTGGCTTGTCTGACGACGACGAGGCCGGTATCCTGGCCGAGCTGGAAGACTGGCTTGAAGAGGCCGCTAACAGCCAGGATTGACTGGCAGATTTATCGGCGGATTGACTGGCGCGGATTTCATCGCCATCTTGTCCAACACGCCTTGATACCCCCGCACCCGCAAGCTGTTGCGGGTGTCTGCGTTTTAGCTCTGCTGCGAATATGGCGGCATGAGTAAAATCACACAAACCACCACCGTTGCGTTGAATTCCCAGCTCCTGCCCGATGGCAAGGGCGCGGTGCCGGAATGGGTGCATCTGCTGCCCACCAGCGACGGCCTGGTGCAAACCAATGATGCGCGGGGTCCCTACCATGTAACCAACGCGGAAAAAA